AACGGCTGGAAGTCCGAACCATAAAAACCAAAGGTGTTTTCTGTGTCAATTTGATAAATTTTTGTGCCGACGCCGGCCGGACGCGGCAATACGTCTTGTGTTGTAAACAAATACGTTTCCCAGTCGTCAAGAATAAAATCGAAAACAAAAATCTGCACCGTCATATCCAGATTGTCGAGCAGATAGGCGTTGCCGCGGTCTTTGAACAGGTTTTGCAAAAAGACGTTCATTGACAAAATATCACCCTGCCACGTGGTGCCGAATGCCCGGATTTTGATAATCTCCCGAAACTGATCGTCGTTCAGGGTGAAAATCTCCCCGTCCTCACCGGTAAAATTGCGGGTGATTTTGAGCATTTTTCCCCAAAACCAGTCGAGCGCTTCCGGAATACAGGTATTATAATCCAAGATTTCTTTTACAAAAGTTTCCGAAATATTGCCAAAGTATTTATCCCACACGGCGGCGCGGCGCAAAAGCAAATCCGACCCGTTTGTATAGCCGAACTGTTTCTGCAAAGTATTTAACGTTACTTCCTTAAACATTTAAGCAGCCTTTGAAACGGTTATGTTGCTTTCATCAAGACTTGCAACCTCGGAAATGGTAGTCGTGATGTAATCGGTAAAATCGCCGCCGGAAACAAGCGCCACTTTCACCGACAACAGGTTGATCTGATTGAACCCGGCGAGGCTTTGCGCCAAAACATTGCCGGAAACGGTCTGCTGTATCTTAAAAGGATTGTCCGCCACCCATTGCATGACAATGCTTTTGATCTGCGTTTCCACATCGGCCGCAGTATAGGCGTTTGCCTCGTATTCTATCTGTAATTTGATCGGCACAACCGCCGGCCGCTCAATCCGATACTTGTAAATGTAATCAACAGAGGCGTCGTAAAACTCTATCTCGGTATTGCCGTTTACACCGGCGCCAAGCGTCTTCTGCCCGGCAAAAACGGTTGCAATATCCGAAGCCCCGCCGCCTAAAACACATAAATAAACGGAATGCGGTGCAAGTGTTATGTCGTCGATTTCAAGCGGTTCATCGCCGTAGTTTTCGCGACCTAAAACGCTGATAACGCCGGAAACTGCCGCAATATTGTCAACAATGGCGCCCAAAATGCTCCGTGCCCGTTTGTTTAGCCAGTTTGCCGTGATCCGGGTGCGAAACTCGTTGTCGTTTTCCGTGGCAAAGCCGATAATTCCGGCCGTTGCATTGTTGATGCCGTCCCAACCTTCAATCACCGTTACAATCGTCGTCAATGTTCCTGCAGGACAGGGAATTGCCCCGGGAGTCAAACATTGAAATTCAGCCTCGACCGTACCACCTTCACCGATTGTCACGGTATCCAAAAGCGCATATTGATAGGTGCCGTCGGTTACCAACGCCCCCTCTTCGATAACAGTATTTGCCGTACCGCTTAAAGTGGCCGTTACCACCGTACCGACGCCCTGTTTGCGGTAATATCCGAAAAAAGCCGCCGCCACGTCCAAAGCCTGACCGGTTGCCGTATAGACCGAAAAAGAATTGGCAATATTGACAACTTCGTTCATCGCCTTTGTTAAGGTCGCCGTGTCGTTTGTGATCATCTGCCCCTGAAAGGTGCTGCTCTCCAAGTTAATATTTGCCCCGAGAGCGCCTTTGTAGGCCTCCTCAAAATCGCTTTTGATCTCCGAGGTATCAACCGTGATGCCCCCCTGATTTGTAACAGAAAAAAGGCTCATAATTCAAAAACTCCGTAAATGCTTGATATTTCCGCGGTGATATTCAAAACGTTGTCCGCGCTTGAAGTGGAAAGCCGGTTGATTTGCACAATCTCTTCGTTATCTTTTATCCGCCGGCGGATCATCTCTCGCACGCCGTCAATGCCGCCGGTTTTGCCCAAAACCTCGTTGAAATAGTCGATGCCTTCTTCCGTATCGTATGGGTTTTCTCCCAAACAAAGGCCAACGCGGGTCTTTACGTCTTGAGCGCAAGCAGAAATCCCGTCGATAACGGTCAAAGAACCGTCTTCAAGCACCAGATTGTTGTGCTCGTCTAATTGCATAGTTTGCATTTTTCCTCCTTTATTTAGAAAACACGACAGCAGAACCGGCAGTGATAGTGCCCTGGTGCGTATTAGGATTAACCTCAACCGTGTCACCGATCCGCGCCACACCTTTGCCGCCCTCGCCGCCAAGCTTAACCGCCATTGCCGTGACGTTTGCCGTATCGGCCGTGATGTTGACGGTTTGCGTGTTGATATCGACCGAAGCAGGCAGCAGGGTAATGGTTGTTTGCTGATTGGAAATAACCAGCCCGTCGCCGGCAGAATTGAAAGAAACCGGCAGGAAAAAACCGTCCGCCCAGTTGAATTGCCGTAAACTGCCGACAGTTGACTGCGCTTTTGTGTTCTTAAAATTGGTGATGTCAAACTTGCAGGCTATCAGCAGCCCGATGTCGCCTGCCGCCGGTTTGTAGGTTATTTTGCAGCCGTTGCCCTCAAACTTCATGACCGGAATTTTGTAAAGCGTGTTGTCCGCGGTGATCGGAATTTCCTCGTTCTGTGTATTGATCTGTCTGATCAGCGGCAAAACGTCGACAAATGCGTTGTCCTCACTGACTGCCGCCACTTCTACCGGCTGAACGGTGCCGAGAAAAGAGTTGAGATATTGACGCAAAAAAAGCTGCAAAACGCCCGTGTCCGTTTGCAGCTCCGCCGGATTGTATGCCGGAATATTATTGCTCATCGATAAAACCCTAAGCCTTCCTTCATCAAGTTAAGCCGCGTTATCCATTCGCTGCCGCGGGTTTGTCCTGCATGCGATAGAGTGGAAATATAAAAATCATAGCTGTTAAGCAACGGATATTTCAAAGAATTGACTTTTACCTTTTGCCCCGTCTGATACGACGAATTAAGCCGCATAGTGATTATCACGCCGGTCGGGGTCGGCTCCGGCACGCCGATGATTTCTGTCTGCGGAATGGTGAGTTGCGGCAGTTTTTTCAAACCCTCGCCCCGCTTTTTGACATACAACCGCCCTTTGCTTTCAAAAATATCAAATCCGGTTGCCTGCGCCAAAGCGCGCAGCCCCATGACCGCATTTTGATCGCGCAACAGAAAGTTGCTTATGGTTACCGTATCGTCTATGTCGGAAACAAGAACAAGCCCCAAGTCCGTCCCCAGTTTCCGAGCTATCGTATTGACCGGGGTATCGCCGGCGTAGGTATAGCTTTTAACCTTTGTCAGCTCGGAAAACATCGACATCGCTTTTAATGTTATGGAGTAATCCGCCTTACTTAAATCCGGCCTCGCTTCCATAATCGTCCCGTCAAAAACAACGCCTTTGCTGCCGCTGTCATACCCGGCCTCAATCACCAGACGGTTTTGCACCCAGTTTTTGACCCATTGCGTATTCGACGTCGCCAGGCTGAACATGGTGTCGGTTTTTAACCCGCTTATCACCACGTTTGCTTCGTTTAAGGCGCCGCTCACCGCCTCAGAAGTATTGAAAGTAAAGGCGAGTTCTTCCGTGAGCGTGTTTTTCAAAACGCCGTCATAATACAAACTCGCTGTTAATTTCCTTGTTCGCCAGTTCATTGCAAATTAAAATCCGTGTCATAAATTAACTGATAGCGGTTGTTGAATCCCGAATATTCGGGATCACTGTTGCCGTAGAGGTCATAGAAATAAAAATTGCCGGAGACGACCTGCGAGAGCATCAACGGCATCCGATTGATACAGCGGCGACCGTAAAACTGCACTTCGCCGTCAATCGTCAAATCCATAATCAGAGAACCGTCCGCCATGGTGCGGAGCGCCACATTGACCGTGTGGATTTCTCCCGCCGCGTCGGTAATGTTGGCCGAAACTTTGCTGTTCGGCTCGTTTATCAGATTGATTGCCGTTCTTGTCATGAGTTCCACCATGCTTTTACATCTGTTACCAAAGTCTGGACAATACCGCCATCCTGCGTGTCTTCGTCGGAGGCGCTGCGGTTAAGTTTTCCGTCCGTTCCGAACAAAAGAACCTCGTCAAAAGTCATGTCCGCTTCCAGAAGATTATAATTGTCCGGCGTTTCCGTGATTTCAAAACTTGACAAAGTAAAGCTCGTCCTCAACCCCGAATTGCGGGTCTGGATGTTTACTCTCTTCATTTGCCGGCATAGTTCGTTCAGCTGCTGGCGGGTGGTTTCAATCAGGCTGACTTTGTCCTGCCCGAAAAGGGAATAATTTATGTCAAGCGCCCCGATGCCGACAGTGCCGTTTTTGGATATAATGCCTTTTAAGGTGATCTGATCGGGGTTTGAATATTTGTAATCGGTTATGTTTATACCCGATTCTGCCGGATACTGCGTAACCGTGGCCGAACCGTTGTAGGAACATTCTAAAATCGAATCAAACTCCAGATAAATCTTGCGGTCGCCCTTCTCGTCTGTTCCATAGATACTGTAGGTCGATTTAGCCAGCTTATCGGTAATGCTGCTTAAAAAGTTGAGTTCCATTATAACATCACTCCTCCGGCGTTGTTCTGCGCCACCGACGGCAACCCGCGGTTCCCCATCCGCTCCATATCCCGCACAAACTGCCGTGAATCGGAAACATTCGGCAAAACAGCCGAACCGACATAGACCGTGACGTTGCGGCTGTTGTCGTTGGTCGCGGCGTTGTTTATCCTTGTTTGTGCCAAACTCGGCTGATAGTTGGGGGCATCATGACTCATACCTATGCGGGCACCTTCCATAATTCCCTCACCGGAAACAAACCCGGCAAGAGCGCCACCAGACGCTTCCAACGCATCCATAGATGTATCTATAACCTTTCCAAGAGCATTACTCCCCTTGATAATCAACGATACAGGCCATAAAGATTTTTCAAGACTTTTCAAGAAATCCGAGGGATTAAAATTTTCAATCAACCATTTTATAGCATTGCCGATTCCTCTAAATGCTGTACTGATAGCATCCAAAGCATCTTTCAGCCGCGGGCTTTCCGACAGATAATCCTTAAAAACCTGACTGACCTTATCCCAGTTTTGCCACAGGAGATAAGCCGCACCGGCGGCGGCCGTAATGCCTACCGTTGAAAACGAGAAAACCGAACCGAACAAAAAGCCTGCGGTTCTTAAGGCCGGCGAAAGCAGCGTTACTGCACCCAAAATGCCGACAATGCCGGTTTTGACCTCCGGTGAAAGAAAGGCGACACGCTCCATCCCGGCGCTGATTTTATCCAAAACCGGCGCCAGCTTTTCCAAAACCGGATAAGCAATCGCCTGAAAAGCCTGACTGATAGTGGCAAGGGAGATTTCCATGCCCCTGAGGGCTTCGGATGCTTTCTCCGTCAAAACGCCGAACTCCTGCGCTTTTTTGTTGATTTCGGCGTATTCGGCGTCCGTCAGTTTCAACATCCGCATAAACGGCAGGTTGTCAATGCCCAGCATATTCAGGAGTTCTTTTTGCCCATTACGTCCCGGCTCTTTACTCAAACGTGAGTATTCCCGACGTATAGCTTCTATCGCCCCCTGATAATCTTTTTTGAAGAGATTTTGGCGAATAACCGCAGAAAGTTCACGAAATGGTCCGCTAGAGTGAAAACTAAGTTGATTAGCTGCCTGTTGCAAACTGTTTACAGTATTCAAAGCGTCGTCCGTACTGCCGCCCAAAAGCGAAAAAGCATTGGTAAAAGCGCTTACTTTCTCAACCGGCAAATTCCAGCTCTCGGCCAGATTTTGGATTTTTAAGGCCTCGTTATAAACATTGGTCAAACCTTTGATGCCGACGCCGCCCAGAGCCAGCCCGCCCAGCTTGGCAATAAAATTGTTCTGGATCTTGTCCGCGGTTTTGGCAAAAGCCCCCTGCAGCCCGTCAAGCTGTTTTTTGGCATCTCCAACGTTCAGCCAAATATTGATAATGGCATCAGAAAACATACTCATTTTATTTTTCCATTAAAAAAGCCCCCGAGGAAAAAACTTGGAGGCTGATTATACTAAAAAGTTCAAGCTGTTAAAAGTAAGCAAAAAACCTTTTATAGTCGTCAGGCAAATCTTTTGAAATCATGGCGCCTTTTTGGATACGCCTCAGCAATTCCTCGCTTACTTTACATTTGCAAGAATAGCCACGGCTTATTTGTTTTTGCAACAGTTCTTTACCACTTTTTACACATGAATACTGATAACGGGCAAAAGACGGCTTATTTAAGATATTATTACCGTTTTCATCTTTCAAATCATCAACATTTATCACACAAGATTCATCAAAATAACGCGGCGTCCCATCCGGCTTATATTTTATTGAAGATATTGCTACAATTAAATAATTGTCGTCATCATCCCTTCCCGAAGAAACAATAACATAATGAGGAACTCCTATAGCAGGAACATCCGAAGCCCAAAGACAATAACCTTTGTAATCCATTTAGCTGCCTACTCACAAAAAGAATTAAACGCTTCGTACTCTGCTTTGGCTTCGGCTATTTCTTTTTCACTTCTTCCCAGTGCTCGCATAATATCAGAAAACCTTATTTTTTTTCTACCTGATGTTAAAGGAGCCCACTCTGGTAACTTATGAGTATAGTCTTCTAATTGCCGAGGACTATAGTTCATAAACTGAGCAGAAACTTTTTCAATATATTCCTTTTCTTTCGCACTCAAAAGACCGGTTTCTATTGTCTTTTTTACTGCAATATCAGGATAAAACGGAGCTGTGATCTGATCTAAATATTCACCCCATTCATTATTCGGTAAATCATAGCACATATTAAGGGTCTGGCTTAATACCGGGCCATGCTTCATGCTGAAAAATACATCACCTGAAACAGACGATTCCCTTTCTTCAATAGAAAGGCGATCAATCAGATAAAGTTCTTTCATCAGTTTAAGCAAATTCATTCTATTGCCGTTTAATGACAGCAGATAAGAAACTTCTTGCAATATTTTATTTGATGAAAACATGCTTCCCCTCTTTTT